TTCTCAGGAATGTTTTTTTCTACTGTGCCTCCAAAAGAATCACTCAGTTGCGGTTGTCTCTGATTCGTTTCCGTCATCTGCTTTCTTGTTAAATCCAAAAGGTGCGTGGGCAATTTCATCAGCAGCACGTTTCTTGTGCGCCAACTTACATACAGACTCCATTACTTTAAGAGTATCTTCGACTGTACAGTTCTCTGGCATGTTCCGATGAACAATATCAAAGAGTGGAAAGAAGTCTTTTGATGCCTCATTCACTTCTTCGGTAGTTAGTGGATCATAATCTTTCACAGGTCTCCCTCCTTGCGATTTTCAGATTTATGAACATTGAACTCGCCGCCGGGATACCGTGCTTGGAGTTTTTCTACGTTCATTTCTATCACCTCATCAAAGGTTGTATCAAGTGCCATACATGCTTGTGCGAGATACCAGCAGATGTCACCCAGTTCACGCTTCATGTGATAAACATTATCTTCATTGTAAGGTTTACCTTGCAGGAAGATCTTCTTCACAACTTCAGTGAACTCACCAGACTCTGCAGTCAAACCAAGTGCCGCAGTCATCAGTTGAGTTACATTACAATCATTGACCTCAAGTTCACTCAATCGAGCAGCAAGAATAGGCCAGTCAAGACTTGGAGGACTAGTCACTCCTTTTACAAATTCAAGATACTTTTCGGTGTCTACAGTCATTTTAAATCAATAGGTTTAGAATCAGATTTGGGCAGTTGTTCGACGTACTCAACTTCCCAACTACCACCAACACCACCGTCCATATTAACAACGATGTCTTGAGTTGGTAGTTGTCTAGCAGGTGAAACATCAACGATATCACCAGGTAGAGGAATAAATGTATAGTAATGTCCTTCCCATCGACGATTTCTCATACCGATAAGATTAAGAGCATCTCTTTCTATACCGCAGTCAGCAATCTTTTCACCTCTAGGATTGAATACAGAATAGTAACCGTTCATGAAAACTTGAATCCCTCAAATGATTTCTTTGGTTTTGGTTCCTCATTAGTATACTCCTCTTCTTGTCCACTGTCAAGAATATCCTCCTGTGCTGACTGCTCACAATCGTATAAACGCATCTTAGCACGATCAATACCAACTACAAATCGTTTAAAGATGGTCGGATCATTATATCGATTCTTAAGTTGCTTCACCATAATTTGCCCGAGTCCTTCAAGATCTTCAGTTGAAATAAGGGCAAACATAAGATCAGCAGTAGCAGGGAGACCAAAGGACTCAGAGGTATCAGTAAGTTCAACATCGCTGCTACCATAACCAGAACGAGTGGTCTGCGTGGCAGAAACGATAGGGACGTTTGCTTCGCAAGCCAATCCTCTAAGTTCTTCAGCAATAGCCTTGACAACTGTATATGAATTGACATTGCTGCCTGCGCGATACCTGCTGGAAGCACATATATTAAGGTAATCAACGAAAATAATATCAGGTCTAAATGACTTCTTAAGTGCAAGTTCATTAAGAAGTGCTCTAAAATGTCCACTATGTGCTGATGCTGTGGGGTACTCTTTAATTATAAGTGTGCCCTGTGTCCTCTGTGCAAGTTTTGTCACTTTATCCTCAAACATTACCTTGGGCAATTCTACTATTTCCTGAATAGGAACATTGAGAAGGTTTGCATCAATTCGTTCTGCAATCTTTTCTTCAGCCATTTCAAGCGTGATGTATAGCACGTTTTTTCCATTAAGGAGTGCTGAAGATGCCACATGGCACATAAACAAACTCTTACCGACGCCAGTGCCAGCGAGAGCAATATTAAGCGTTTTACTCGGAAGACCACCTTTCGTAATCTTGTTGAAATACTCAAGGTCGAACTCGATCTTGTCTTCTTTGCGGTGATAGGACTCATATCTTGCCTCATAATCAAGTAAGTAATCGTGACCCACATGAGAGTCAAAGGATACTGCTAAAGCATCAGAAAGGATGCCCGGAATAGCATCTCGATCTTTATCCTTATCCTTTCCATCTGCAAGAGAGATGGATTCCATCAGTGCTAGGTAGATAGCACGATCTCTACACCACTTCTCTGTGGTGTTTACCAACCAGTCATAGTCAGTAGGAACTTCTTCAAGATAACTAATCAGTTTTGTAATCTCTTGAAAGGAAGTATCATTTATATCTTGTCGTTTCTCTACTTCAATACAAAGAACTTCTTTTGTTGATAGTTTATTGTATTCAGTAACAAAGTTCAAAATCTCCTCAAATACAATCTTCTGATGAGTATCCTCAAAGTAATCTGCCTTGATAAAAGGGATGACTTTACGAAGATACTTCTCATTGAAAATAAGATTTCTCAGAACTAGGATTTCAACTTTATCCATGGGGCATATCAAATACAAAAGTTATACGTGTCTCATCACCGACATTGACGGTTCCATGAGGCAATTTATTATTAAACCAGAGCAATGTTCCTGGTTCTACTATTACATTTTCCTTTCCGCAAAAATACTGATATCTACCAAGTATAGACAAATGATATCTATCCCTAGTCAAATAATATGTCCCCTCATCAATATGTGCCCCAACCATACCATCAACAGGAAGAGAAAGAAAACCGCACCGATGCAACTCACGATTATTAAAATGCTTGCGTATGATCTTTCTAATCTCTGTATGATGTGGATATGCGGGAGTTTTGACACTCTCCTCAGAATCACCAACGAAATCTTTTTCGTTACTGACACTACCCATTATAAGTTGAAGTGCGCTAACTGGCAAGTCATCATACCCCCTATCAACTAAGGACTGGGTATCCTTCAGATGTTTCTGATGGTCCCAGTCCAAAGGGTATTTCTTTAGTTGTTCAATTACTTTCTTGACGTTTATCCTCGTCTTCAGAATCGTGATGTTCTGGCCGTAACCACCATCCGTCATGTGGGTCATCATTGATGTGCTCATACTGCTCATACTTATCAACTATCTCTTGATAATATTGTCGGGTCCATCCATCATTGTATGGGGATTCTGCTTGTACTTTTGCCTTGAGATATTCGAGATCATGATCCATAACTAAACTCCTCTTTTGCAATTTCGTCAAGTTTTTCCATTACCTCTGGTGTGAAGTATGACTCTGGGTCTTTATAGATGGCTTTGGCATATACCTTCTTACCATCTATCTCATAACGACCTGCTACATTTTTCCAAAGTCCGCCAATCTCACCGAGTTCAAGAAGACCATAATATCGATCAAGACCACGCTCATCATAATAAAGACGTATAGTAACATCCTTGTTCTCCTTACTTAAACGCGACTTAGCAGTCTTTGCCTTGATAAGATTTCCGACGATTTCTGTTCCATCCTTTTCTTTTTTCTTTGAGAGATAGATGATTGTAGACGCAGCATACTTAAGTCCACTGCCTCCACCCATTTCTTTTGTAGGGACATAAGCACCAATGACATCGTAGGTGTGATTCGTAACGATCATAGGAATGTTTGCTTGACCCAATTTGAGTGTAAGCATTCTGAAAGCACCTTTTACAAGTTGAGATTTAGTCATGTCTCTGACTTGTTTGTCGTTGAGTGCGTCAGTGATCTCCTTCTCTGTGGAAAGCATACCTAGAGAGTCTAACACAAACATACAAGGTTTACGTTCGTCTTCAGGTTTTTTTAAGTATATATCAACTGCTTTCAGTGCTTTAGATCTGAACTCCTCAATTGTAACGACGTTTACAACAACAAGACGATTTAAGTCAATACCCCGACTTGCGATAAGAGACTTGTTAACAGCGGCTTCAGTGTCAAAATATAAGCAATAACCATCAGGGTTAGCATCAAGGAAGTTCTTGACGACAGCAAGGGAAAAAAAAGTTTTTCCAGTGCTAGACTCCCCAGCAATGGCAGTAATCTTATTACCAGATACACCCCCAAATATACTACCTGAAACAAGTCCGTTAAAAATGTACGAACCCGTATCAACAAACTTTTCAGTGTCATCAATATCCCTTGCGAGTTTGGTATAGTCATTTCCAATCTCTTTTACAATCTCTTTCAAAAAATCCATTACAGTACAAATCCGAATTGTTCACGAGCAATTTTCTTATAAGGTCCGCCTGGATTAGCATCACGGATCTCTTTAATAGTATTCAGTTTTTGATACAGTGCAGCATCACCACCAAGACGCAATGCGCTTATAATTGTGGCAAGTTCCTTATCGTTGATAGGCAGTTCCATTAGGTGAAAAAGAGTTCTAGGTTTACAGTTTTTTCTACATTCCATCCAATCGCGTCAAGGATTGCTTTTAGTGGTTCGACAAAGGACTTTTCAAATTGTAAGTCATAGTCTACGTATTTGTCAATATTCAGTTCCTTAGGGAAGTCCTGAATGAAAGATATCACATTCTCATGTAAGATGTTTGGTTTCTTCAAATAGCAGAACTTAATCTTTTCGCCATTCTTAATCAAAGAATACTTATTATCAAGATTATTCTTCTTAATATGATGATTGAAAAGAAGTGCTCCACGAACATGTATGGGTGTTCCTTTGGTATAAATGTCTGACGAAGACTTATACTTCATCACATCAGAAACTGATCGTGGAAAAGAGATTTGCTCCGGTGGCAGACTCTTGAATTCTACGCGGGACTTATCGATGAAGTCAATGACATCCTCTTCAGTACCAGTCATCATCAACTTCAGAGCATCCTTAATCATCTTACGACACGGTGCTGGTGTAGATGACTTCACTGCTTCAATGCCCATCATCTTCAGTTTAGGATCTTCATAGCGAACACCCTCACTGTCCCATACGTTAAGAATATATCTCTTCTTCGCAGTCCATATTCCACGATCAGCAATATTCTCACGCTTCATTTGCATTTTTTGATCGTATGCCGAAACATACGTCGCCAAGTTCTGATAGCACTTATCGATGTATGGTTCAAACTTGTCTTCGCAGATCTTATCAAGTAACTCCACAACCTTTGCTTTATCGTCAGAGCGATTAGCAAGAAATTTATCAACAACAGGTCCGAGATTAAGATAGATTGAATCAGTGTCGGATGCAATTACGTAATCCTCATCATTCGTAGACAGCAGTTTATTTAGATACTCATTCATCTTCCGTTCTATCCAACGGATGGACACCTGACCGGAGAGCGTAATTGCTTCTGCATTGGCAAGTTTGTAGTACCTAAAATACTGATTACCGATAGCGCCATAAGCACTGTTAAGAGAGATCTTCTTAGCCATTTGGATATTGTTGCACCGGGCAATCTCTTTCTCCAGTGCTTTGGTTGGGGACTTTTCATATGCTTGTTTTGCTTGTAGCATTCGTTTCTTAAAAATCACCCTGTCTCCATACATCTTCTCCATGAGTTCAGGCAAGAACCCACGAACATCCTTACGGTACATCGCACCATTTGCACAGACAGCATTGCTCTTATAGAGCTCAAAGTTCATCTCCTCATTAAGGATTCGATCAACGTTAACCGTTGGGTGTCGTTCGTCAAGTAATGTCTCTGGCGAGATATTGTACTGCATAATGAGATGAGGATACAAGCTGTTAAGGTCAAAACTAACCACCCAATCATACTTTCCTGGAATCGGTTCCTTGACATATGCGCCTGCATACTTCTCGTTCTTTGATGCTCTACTCTTTGGGGGAATAACAATGTCACGTTTCTTTAGATAATTATAAATGATGTTGTCCCACATACGGACTTGATAAAACACATCAGCATAGTTGACCTTAGCATCATATGCCATGGTCAGTGCCAACTCAATGAGTTTCATCTTGTCTTCCAAGCGGTCAACAAGTTCCACGTCCACTATATTATACTCAATAAACTTCTGCCAACCCTTTGTATAGAAATCTTTAAACGTATCAAACTCGCTGTGGTCTAGTTTCTTTTGACCAAGTTCCACCTCTGCTATGTAGTCAAGGCGATAAGACTCCTGTGCCTTATATGTAAACTTCTTATACAAGTCAAGATAGTCAAGTTGAGTCAAACCACCGACATCAAATGTAATCTGCTTACGTCCCTGAATATAGATCTCACCTTCAGTCACAAGACCCCAAGTAGAGAAACGCTTCATCAGTTTCTCACCAAGAACCCTGTTGAGACGCTTACAGATATATGGAATATCAAACAGTTGAATGTTCCAACCAGTTACCACATCGGGGACATCCTGCATCCAGTGGTTAATAAAGTTGCTCAGCAGTTCATGCTCTGTGGAGCAGTGGTGGTAAGTAACATTCTTCTGCTTATTAAGAAAAGGTTTCACACCCCAAGTAATAATCTGCTTGGTGGTGTAGTCTTGAATTGTAATCGCAAGAATTTCTTCCGAAGCAGATTCTACATCAGGGAATCCACGCTCAGCAGTTGTTTCAATATCAAGAGTGACAAGTTTGATTTGACTGATGTCAAACTTGATCTCATCCTCAGGATACTTTTCCGATATGTATTGATAGATGTATCGATCATTTCCATAGATCTCAAATCCATCTACCTCATCATATCTCTTATAGAACTCTCGACAATCTCGAACACTACCAGGATGAATTTCTTCTACAGACTCTCCACTTAATGTCTTGTACTTGGAATCTTTTTTTGATTTTACAAATAAAGTAGGGAAGAACTCATCTCTGTGCTCATATCGTCTTCCATTTTCAACACCACGGACCAAAAACTGATTTCCAATAAGTTGAACATTAGTGTAAAACTTCATTCGTCTTCATCAAAAAAAGAACCGAACATACCGCTAGAACCAGGTTTTCTGTCTTCTAGCATATCCATAATTTCATTCATCTTCTTACATTGTTCCATTGCATTCAAAATGTCTGCAAGATGTTTTACTACCATGGGTTTTTCATTCACAGCAGCAGACTTGATTGCAGCTCGCATATGCGATTCTGCTTCAAGCAGATGATCAAGTGTTTGGTGAGAAAGTGCCATTATTTTATTAGGTCCTCGTATTTTTCTAGTAGAGTGGGTGTGGGTTCAGTCAAAGTGAGAATCTTATCAGAACTGATCATAAAAACATCTTGACGGGTTGCGTTACTCAACCATGATTCTAACATCCCATCACTATTTAAGACGAAGGGATTGGTCAGTTTGCAATCCGGTTCACCAACATCAGCACCAACCTCTTCAATCTGTGACACCAATACCTGGTTGTTCATCAGCAGTAGGACTCGAATCATCTTCGGGTTTTCCATAGTTCAGTACATCCTCAACATACATTTCTTCTAGTTTTTGAACTGGAGTTATCATTGTAACCAACCAGTCAGCAGGGACAGGAATCCGTTCATCTGCTGATAGTGGCATCCATGGAAGAAGAGAAACTTCAAATCCAGATCGCGTTGTCTTCTTATCTTGATTAAGAACACCAGGGTTCTTCATTTTAACAACACAAGGTCTATTTAGAAAGTACCCCACAACCCGCTGGTCATCATCACTTTCACCAGGAACCGACATCTCAGCAACATCAGAGATGAGTTCTTCTCCTGACTTAAGTACAAGCAGTTTGATTGTCATATATCAACCTCCCAGTTTCTTGATTTGCTCTTCCAGTTGACGCAACACATCTTCCTTAGTGTATGCGCCGCGTTTCTCTTTTCTTTTCTCCATCTCTTCTTCAACCTTTTGAGTGATAGAGGCGTGACGACGAATCTCTCCACCCATAGACATTTGATTTTTGGTTTGATCCATACAGAACTTCAGTTGCATCAGTTCCATGTCATCAAATTCAAGCATGGTTAATCTCCTTTTCACTTATTATAACAAGAAAAAAGAGGGGCGTCAACTGGATTTTGCCAGTTGCCCCTCTGCGGCGACGATATTTAACAAGGTAGCCGCTACTATTTAGAACCAGTCCTTTCTCTTGTGTGCTTCTGGAACAACCTTACCAAGAGTAATACTCAGTAACCCATCCTCAAAAGTAACTGATCTAACTTCCGTTTCATCTGAGAGGGTCCAAGATCTGGTGAAAGATCTCTGAGCCACTCCTCTGTGGACATAATCGTTGTTAGTTTCTCCATCTTCTCGTTGTCCTTCGACAAAGAGTTTACCGTCTTGCGTGTAGACATTTACTTGCTTCTTTTTAAATCCTGCTAGTGCTAGTTCCAGTCTCGATTCTACGTTGCTGACCGTGACTAGATTGTATGGTGGATAATTAGACGTTGTTTCGTGCAGCGAAAACAGACGATTAAAGTATTCATCCATACCTATACTGTTTCTATTTATGCGATCTAGCAAGGCAGGCAGATCCGCAGTCGTATACCTCGTGAGGTTTCCCATTGTACTTCTCCTTTTAAAGCGAGATTTGATTGTGTGGACCCTTTCGGCATCCGATATATTTATAGCACAGATACAAAAAAACGGGGTAGTGAACCCCGTATATTTTTTATTCGGTTTCCACTTTTACCTTATATTCTTTTTTATGCTCCTCAAGACGTAATCCATTCCAACGACCAACATTCCACCCACTTCTTTTACCACTGCCTCCATTTCTAATTGCTATATCAGTTGCAGCAGAAGACAACGCATGAGGTTTACCGTCATATTCAATTAAACTTTCTTTAGAATTTACAACTTTAAGATGCTGCCCATACATATCTATCATTTCCCCTTCTAAACAACCAATATCATGAAGACTTATATTTATATTAGAAATAGATTGTTTAGATTCAAACTCCTCTTCATTATCTTCTTCTACATATTCTTCCACTTCAGGAAAATCCAAAAGAAGATCAAACAAATCATCAATCATACTTAAGGGAATATCAAAAAATTCCCTTTTAGTATTAACTCTATGTTTAGATAACAATTTATGAATACGCTTTTCCATCTTATCCATGTTGAGAACCACCAGTGCCCTATAGACTTCAAATGGTTCTGATACCCCTGTACTAAAAAGTTCTTTTAACCTGCGAGGAATATTATCAGTTTTTCCAATTTTAACCCGCTCATACCCTTCACTACGTGATTTAAATGACGGATTAGTAAAACAATAAATAAACTGATCTTTGGAGTGGTTCACTTTTCATTATAAATGCTTTCATAGCATAGCATGAAAAAAGCACCTCGTCAAGAGGTGCTTGTAAGTTCCGACTTTCGTAGAGACCGCACGAAAGGTCTCGGTCTTATTTATTCAGTTTCCTGGGTCTTCCCTTTCTTACCGATATTGTACTTCTGCTCCAGGATCCAGTCGTTCTTATCCTTGTATGCAAGCACCTTGATCTGGTTCAGAGGGGCGATGTCTGCCACGCTATCAGGACTTACCACCGTAATGAGTCCCCAGTCCGCTAGGAGGCGTGTGATGCGATTACGGCGCTGTACGTCGTTCACTGTGAGGTTTGCTCGCTTGCCATCCAGGGCAAACAGTTCCTTAAAGTGAACAATAAAATATCTTCCCTGCTTATGCAGAATATGGCAGGACTGATAGAGTTTCTTTTCCTTGCGTGATGCAACTCCAATCCGTGTAAGCGTCTCGCGAACCTTCAAGAAATCATCTGGTTCATTCAGAAGTACCTCAACCATCTGATCTTGAGACCAATCAACCGTAGGTTCTACAGTATTAGTCATTTCATTCCTCCAGTATCAAGTCGTTGTTTAATAAAGTTAATCTGTTCTTGTGTCAGGATTTTTAGAGCTTGAGATGCTTTTTCATTACTGTATCCATAATATTTTTTGATACATTCTAGATCCGTGACTTTATCCTTACGGAGCCAGGGAGAGAATCTCTTTCTTTTCCTCAGACTATTTAGATAAAATGAATATTGCATGTCCTTGTCAAGATGATGATGAAGATTCATCTCATTCGCAAACATCACGCAGTCTAGATGTCCAGATAAACAACGATTGATGATATAAGGAGGATAATCTTTGGTGTGTTCTGATAGATCCTCCTTGGTAAAGTTGATTGAATTAAGCCAGTCCTTCAGTTCCATAATTATAAAGTAAAAGTTCCTTACGTTCTTTCTGTTCTCTCATATACTCACCAACGGAGCGCATTGTATATGTAAGATCAAACTCACCTACTTTCCATCCCTCAAACCTTTCCTTAATAAGTTGAGACGAATTATAAGATATGAGTTGAGCACCAGAACACCCAGAACAATCGGAAGCAAAAGTGTCGTGGTCGAATGATTTGTGCATATCACCTTTCCTTCCATAAAGGTTAGATCCAATTTCGTAGGGTGGATCAAGGTAGGTAAAGGTGTCTTTGTCATCGGTGAGTAGGGATTCATAAGACTCTTGAGTGATCGTCCAATTTTTAATTATTTGACTATATCCTGGGAGTTTTTCAATTCCTCGCATTGAGAAGTTGGAGTGGCTTGCTTGTCTGCTGAAGGAGGATGATTCGGTGAGACCACTAAAAGAACACTTATTGACAATATAAAAGCTGACAGCACGCCATAAAGCATCATTATTTGATTCATCTTTCAGATACTCCTTCGATTCTAAAAATAATCCTTTTGCAGATGCTTCATCTGGATAACGAGACTTAAGTTCCTGCAGTTTCTTATATAGTTTATCTCCGTCCTCTTTTAGAGTTACCCAAAAGTTATAAAGAGGTTCATAGAGATCATTTACCCATACATTCAAGTGTGGGTATTTCTTTGTGATATGTATTGCTACACTACCACCACCAAGAAATGGTTCTCTGTATTCAGTATATTCACGAAGATCTGGAATATATAAATCCATTTTGGTGCAAGCCCGAGACTTGCCACCAGGATAACGAAGGGGAGTTTTTAAAGATTTCATTTACTGATTCTAACAAATACAGACGTAAGTTTATTAAGACTTTCAGACATTTTATTATAACCAGATCCAACATAGATTTGCCCCGCCACCACTGAGATTGTTGCAATACCCCAGAAAATATAATACCACTTTGATTTTACCTGCGCTCTAAGTTTCATTTGAGAGAATTCTTCATGAATATCTCGATGATGAAATCTCAAAGACTTATCGATAATTTTATCAATTTTCTTTTTCATTTGAATTCACACTCCACCATGATTTCAGTAAGACAGGCAAGCATATTTATTTCTTGATCCGCCACAAATGCCATTTGATACTGATACTTAGCAAGACAAAGCACAGCAGAAGGAATACTACTCGGAACCATGGAATCATAACAAGCATCGTAAATACGACGGAGAAGTACACTAGTATCGTTGTCCAGGTTATTGACGACCCATTTACGTACTTCGGGATAATCCTTTTCTTTAAGTTTTTTAACCAGGTCATTTACTTTTACATCACTAAAGGTTGCGAGAATACCAGAGTCAATATTACCACTAGCAGCATACCTCTGACATTCATTAAGAACACGTCGCCAATCTGGGAAGTGTTTATTGATCAGTTCTACCAGGACCTTGTTATCATATTCAATGCTTTCTGTATCCAAGATTTCTTGGATTCGCTTGAAGAAGGCGGCGGCGATGGCAGGTTTTTGCTTTCCCCCAATTCCGAATTCAACCACTGTTGTACGGGAATGAAGTGGTTCGAGGATTTTGTTTTTGAAGTTGCAGGTGAAGATGAATCTGCAGTTGCCATGAAACTCCTCAATAAACGCCCGTAGTAAGAGTTGTACGTCGTTTGTTGTGTTATCTGCTTCATCGATGATGATGACTTTGTGTCGAGCAGTTGACGAAAGTGATACGGTCGAAGCGAAATTCTTTGCAGTATTTCTGACCGTATCAAGGAAGCGTCCCTCATCGGATCCGTTGATGACATAATAATCTACTCCTAATTCATTACATAGTGCTTTTGCTACCGTAGTCTTACCACATCCAGCTGGACCAGCAAGTAACATATTTGGTATTTCACCTTTATCTAGGAAACTTTTAAAAGTTTTTTTCGTTTCCTTAGGTAAAATACATTCTTCAATTGTTTTAGGTCTATACTTTTCAACCCACAAAAATTCATCACGCATTTTCTTGTTTCACCAAAGTAAATGAACCATCATTATTATCAATCCATTCTAATACATCTCCTTCCTTCCATCCAGTTGCTTCTAGGATTTCTGGAGTAAAAGTTAGAAAATTGTTATCCTCAACAGTTAGAGTAGTTTTCATTCTAAAGGTCTCTCAAATTGTTCTGACACAATGTCAGTTGCCTTCAATTGTTCTTGCATAAATTCTACACCTTTTTCTGGCGTAGCAGTTTCTCCACATGTGAATACATCACATACTGCCATTCCTTTCTCCGGCCATGTGTGAAT